AATTTGGTGCCGACATGATAGGATTCGAACCTATCTACGCTATTAAGCACGTGAAGCACTAGATATCATCTCTTCACGCTAGTCTCCAAGACTACTTCTGCGGCATAATTTGATGCCGGTTGTTTTATCGTAGGTTTCCACTAACGTTTAAAGCATTTAGTGACCGGCAGACCTACTGCTTATGCCTTTACAGGGGCAGGCGTCCATATTTCTATGGGCTCTTTGCTCTCATTACGGGAGTAGTTCCAGATCATCATTACCAGACTATCCTCAAGACCGCTTACCTTCGTTGGTTCCCCTGCCGCATTTGATGTCTACGGCAGAATTTCACCGCTGTGCTGTTTTCACACCAGCTGCCCCTGTAAAGGCACTATAATATAAGCAATCATCAACCATAAACTGATGTCTGGTCGTATGGGTATCGAACCCATATCTCTTTGGCTAGATATGTGGATGGCCATCCAGCTATAACTACAACCTCAGAATCCTACCATTAGACGAACGACCCAACGAGTTCATGACCTCGCTGTTGACATTTTTGGCGCGACGGAAGGGACTCGAACCCTCATTGCCCTGATTGAAAGTCAGGTTTCCTAGGCCAGTTAGAAGACCGTCGCAATATTGGTGCTTCCGGATGGTATCGATCCAACGTCGCTCGATTATCAGTCGAGTGCTCTACCTTTGAGCTACAGAAGCATTAATGGCGGAAAGGGTGAGATTCGAACTCACGGTAGACTTTCGCCTACGCTTGTTTTCAAGACAAGATCCTTAAACCACTCGGACACCTTTCCATTAATGGAGGACTGGGTGGGACTCGAACCCACGATGTTGTATAGCAGATTAAAAGTCTGCGCCGTTCGCCACTACGGTAACCAGTCCATTAGTGTGGCTAAGGCATAACACAGACTACATCCATCGACTCGCGTCTTTGGCTATACACATCAATAAAGTAAGAGTAACATAGAACACGTCAAGGATCAAGAGCCATGCGTCTATTCTATGTTACTCTCTAGTCAGCCATCGGATGGCCGACTAATTGGTAGGAGTGCTAGGATTTGAACCTAGTCAAGAACGCCAATCTAGCGCTAAAGGGTTTATAAGACCCTCCCGTGTACCAACACCCACTCCCATATTATTCTTACAAAGATACATTGGCGAAGATGGTTCCAGCGTGCACACCGCCATTACGTTACTTTGATCGTTCAAACTCTAACGAACCAATGTATCCATGTAAGAATAATCTAAATTGTCTCTTATTCAGGAGCTCTTTCTTCGCCCCATACGGGACAAATTACAGCTGCCACTGACGGTCTGGCAGAACCGCAGAGCTCCTCAAGAAGAGACAATCGAAAGATTGTCTCAACAAATTTCCAACGATGTCAAACAGCATTTATATTCTTATATTAATCTAAGCCGGATTTAAAATCAAGCAAAGAAAAAGGCGGGATTTTTGCCCCGCCTCTAAAATCTCTATTTTGAGATCTTTTAGACGAGACCAGCCGCAAGCGCCTTATAGCCTGCAGCAATAAGTTCGCGCGATGGAGCACCAAAACGGTACTTATGTGTCACGCGACCCTTGCTATCCGTATGCTTATTAAGCTAAATCGGATAACCTTCCATACGAAGAGTATAGACAGTGTCGTGTGGATTAGCAACATTAAACCGAGCAGAAATCTGCTTGGCAGTAAGCTGCTGCCCATTAACGACGATAGCACTATAAACCTTATCAACCTTAGTCATTCACATTTTCCTTTGAGTTACATTATTTAGTTTAGTTTACTGCTTTTTGGAATAAAAGTCAACTATTTTTTAGAGTATGTCGACCAATCTTCCATCTTCATCTACAGCACGAATTCTATTGTTCGGAAATCGTCTCTGCAGATTCTTCATCTCAGCCAAAATGTTCTGACTGAGATTAACAGTTACATGATACGTACGCCAATTACCAGTCGTATCTTGTAACTGAATTTGCACCTTGTCATTATTTATGACATTAGAATTCATTGAGTCTCTTGAAGAAGAGTTTATTGATGATCGTAAAAACGAACTTAGAAATGCCCCAATCATCTTTAGCCTCTTCTCATACGAGCGATATCTTCAGCATCACTCTTTGCGAACACAGGAACCATATTAGACTTATGCATAGTAGCAACACCAATGAGTTTACGTTCACCACTATACACTTTTTCTTTAGGTTTGGCGGTAGATCCAGATCCAAACCCTACAGAAACATAATTGCTTCGATCAACCTTCATATCATTATGATAATTCTTTTTCCAATTAAAGTCAACTGTTTTTTTATTCTTAATTTGATCCGGATGTAATCCCTTAGAAAGCAACCAAATATCGTGTTTCGATATATTCTTTTTCTTTTTAGATTTTCTCTTCTTATGATTATCAGTGGTAAAATACGCCGGCAACAAATGCATTGTCATCGTTCACCTCTCAATGTATAATCATATATTATATCGAACCGGATTTAATGTAAAGGCGTTTTTAAAAATTCTTCTAATTCTTTTTTGATGAGTTTTTTCGTCGGTTCGTATTCTAAAGTTTTAATTTTTTCCATTTCTCTAGAATTAGAATATTGTTTTTCTAAATGTATTTTTATTCTAGAATCTATCAAAATTTCAAGATATTCAAATATTAAATTTATCTTCTGCTGCTGTGACATCTTCGTCTTTCCCACCATCATCGACTATTATATATTTGGCATCTTCGTCAAATTCTGCATACGCTTCCAACATTTTTCGAACTTCATTCAATCTTTTTATGATTGTATTTAAAGTTTTTTGACACGCAGGATCATTGTAACCTTCTTGAAGATCCATTAAGATAGAATCTAGATTTGAATCTACAGAATAATCAATATGAAATTTTACTGGATTGCCTTCTTTATCTATTTCTTGTTTAGTTTCTAATGGAGGAAATAGAATATTTTTAATCTTTTCTATTTTTTCATCAGCAGGAGTTTCGATTTTCTTTTTAATTCTGAATAATTGCATAATATAACTTTCTTTCTAATAATCAAATTATTTCTTTTTTCGCCCCATATTATACTTAGCTTCTAAATTCCAATCATTCTTTTCTTTATGATTTATTATCTTAATTTGACTCATCAAAGCTATTGGAGATTTAATACTTTCTGGTTCTACAACCTTCAATAATCCCCAATCTTGAAGTAATTCAATTATCTTATTTCTTCTACCTTTATCTTCATCAGAAAAATTGGATAATTTACCATCGATAGCAAACATTTCTTTAAAATGAACAATATAATATTTTCCTTGCTTATGGAAAATATGGCAAGATTGATAAAGTTTCTTTTCTTTTCTAGAAGCAATTCCGATGCGAGTAAGAGTTTCTTTAATCTTTAAGAAATCTTGTTCTTCTGCTATCTTCACTTCAATTAAAGAATCTATTGAAGTCATTTTATACCACCCTTTTCTTGTTTTTGTATTATAAAATCAATATGTTCTTTACTAAGAATTTTAAGAACTTCTTTTGCTCGAACAATATTATATTTATAATATTCTTGAATTAAGGCGAGTAATCTTTGTTCGTCCTTCAATTGCTTCTCTAATTGTTTATCTGCATCTGTTTTTTTTGCTCCATATCTCTTTTTCTTTCTTACCGAATAAAAAAGATAATGATAATGAAGTTTATCATCTAACGAATAAGCCATGTTCATTATCGATGCATCTATCAAAGTATCTATATGATAAGACAAAGAAATATTAGTTCTCCATTGAGCATACTTAAACTCTTGTGGAGAATCTAAATCAATTAAGGTTTTGCCATAATTGATATTGTTTTCATATGTCCAATCATATTGCTTTTTAGCTACCTGTTCTTCTTTCTTTTCCTTTCTAGGTTCAAGTGTTACATCTAAAAACATCACTCAAATTCCAATTCAGACATACACTCAACACAAAATGCAGCAAAATTAATTTCAGCATTAGCAGAAAATGCATTTTGATATTGATATTTCGCAATAATTAAAATAAGTTGTGGAACACTCGACTTCTTACAAATATCAAATGACACATCATAAAATTGATTGTAAAGATAATTAACATCTGTATCTAAATTGTTTTTTATCCATTTACGAGTTTCTGTAAAATTCTTATCTTTGATGTAAGAAACAAGCTCCTTAATAGTGTTTTCTTGCATATTAATAAGAATGCCAGAATCAATTTTACCAGTCGCTGAATAACGTTGAAGTTCATTAATAACACGACGCCAATCCGGAAAATACTTATTGATGATTTCAGCAACAACTGCAGGATCAAAATTTATATTTTCTGTCTTAAGAATATTTTGTACACGCTTGAAAAACTGGCCAGCAAGTTTCGCCATATCCTTCTTACTAATCTTAAAATCTACTACTGAACATCTAGAATGAAGCGGTTCAATGATTCTGTTTTTAAAATTACAAGTAAGAATAAATCCACAATTTCTAGAAAACTCTTCCATAAAATTACGCAAAGCTGGTTGGGTTGAGTTTGCGTTAAGATAATCAGCCTCGTCCAAAATTACATATTTCCTTCCACCACTCAAAGAAATTGCAGAAGCGAAATTAAGTATTTCATTTCTTAATGTATCAATGTTACCGTTCATCGATCCATTTACTACGATATAATCGCATTCAAGTTGTTCAAGCATAGCACGAGCGATAGTTGTTTTACCAACGCCTGCTGTACCAGACAAAATCAAATTAGGAATATTCTTTTGATCAACAAACTGTTGAAATGTCGCCTTTAATTCGGAAGGCAAAATAGTTTCTTCAACAGTCTTGGGACGATACTTTTCAACCCAAAGGAATTCTTCATTCATCACATATCTCCATTATAAAAAAAAGAGGGGAACTTTATTTTAGCTCCCCTATCAGTATAAATCAACTTAGAAAGTTGAAGACTGCTCAACAGCAATCCAATATTCGACTTCTTTACCACTAAAGTGAGAAATACCACGGGAAGAAACATTTACTTCGTATTCTCCAGGAATAATTCTAATATTCTCAACCTTGAAGATCGCACGGAAAGTCTTATTTGTTTCTCCGATTTCGATAGAATATATATCAGAAGTTGGATTCTTACTATCACCAGCCTGAAAATAAATTTTCGAACCATCGCCAGTTACAAAAATTTCAGGAAGCTGAAGAACTCCGGCTGCTTTTTCTACATCCTTCAAATCAGCATCTTTCAAAGTAAAAGAAACATCAACCGAAGGCAACTTAATTTCCTTATCCGGAGGTGCCTTAATTGTATTTTCGTCTGCATAATAATAATCGCTTTTCTTATTATCACCATTAATCTTTACCGACTTTTCATCGAAATTTAGTTCAGGATCTTGAAAAAGACTTATTGTAGCTATAAATCTATCCAAATTATAGATAGCACAACGCTTAACAAACGTCGTGTCTACCTTTGCCTTCGCCATGATAGTCTTATTTGGAGAAATGGTCTTCAAAGTATTACCTTCTACCAAAAGAATAGAAGGATTGATTTTTGCAAAATTCTTTAAAATATTAAGTGTGTTAGTGGTAATCTTCATAATATATCTCCTTTTGAGTTAAATTCACTTCTTTTTCTTCAACGCGCCAGGATCGGCTGTTGCAGAAACACCAATAGATGCAAGGTCAGCAAGAGAACCACCAAAGATGTAAGTTCCAACATGTTGCATCTTCATCCAAGGACAGAACCAAGTCTTTAGATCAATTTCTTGCGCCTTTTGACAAAACCAATAATCTTCTGAAAGATAACGTTTGGATTTAGGATCAACTTCTGCCTGGAATGCCATAAGTATTTCTCTACTACCATCAAAATGTTCAGTACGAACATGATCCGGCTTATACATATATTGACTGTAAGATTCGGCAAATTTCTTCATAGCTTTTTTGGTAACCATCATGAAACCTGTGCCAATTTCAAGAACTTCGACTGGTTCTCCGATTGGGATCTGTTGTTGACCACCTTTGGGATTAAAAACGAAATCGCCAACAAACTTTTCAAGAACATTAGGATCGTTATCAGCAACACCCTTATCAACAGCGTGCTTAATCTTTTCCCAACTAATGCACTTCTTTGGATAAGGTCCACCAATAATATCATACTTATCTTCATTTAATGTTTGAAGCGACATTAAAGCAATAACATCTTGTGGAGTAAATCCAATATCTGAGTCAATGAACATCAAATGTTCTGCATCTGATCGAAGGAATTCGTCGACACAATAATTTCTTGCACGAGTAATCAAAGACTCATTGAACAAGAAATACATCTGAAGGGGAATACCATATTGTGCACAGAGAGCAGCAAGATCAGCAACTGATCGAGCAAACATACCTGCACACTGCCCACCATACATCGGTGTGGCTAAAAATAGTTTACGCTTTCTAAGTTCTTCGATTGGGATTTGAATTTCCATTATCTAATATCTCCACTCACCTTTTTAGAATTTTCACCTTTTGCATCTTTCTTATCTTGATCGGAAAACGACATAGAAGAAATTGAACCAGAAACATATGCCGAAGTTGATGTTGCCATATTTTGAGCCATAAAATCTCGCATGTTAGTGGGTGTTATGTTAACAAACTTGTCAAATCCCTTACCATAAGTCATTGCTACATCACCAACCTTGTCGAAGTTAGCTCCAAGAAATACAATTTCCCACTTTTTTGCATCTAACTTAGAAACCAATTCCTTAACATTAGCCTGTCTATAATTCTTTGATGAATTTTCTTCTCCATCTGTCATAACAACAACGACAGCCTTTTCTGGATTATCATCAATTGCTCTTTGCATAATACGAGCAGAAGCATCGAACAATGCAGTCATACCACGTGGTGATACTTCATCATTATTAATTGGCTTCCAACTACCAGCATTTGACTGGCGAATAACATCGTATTCGTTATCGAATACTGACATATAAACTTGAGTTTCCTTGGGTAGTTTTTCAACATAGGCGTTAATTGATCCAATTGCTTCTGACCAAAGGGATGACATCGAACCAGAACGATCTAGCAAAATATAAACATTCATTTCATTTCTCCTTATAATGATCTACATATAAACACATTAAAACATAATGTAGCGTTTTCATCAGATCGTCTTTATTAGACCCGTTCTTCTTACCATAACGCCAAAGGTATTTTAGAGCTGTATTTCTGAAGGTGGGAGTAGAATCGCCGAGAGCAATCCAGGCATCGAAACATTCTATCGAATGTTCTTTAGTCTTATAATGCTGATTATAAGTTTTATCTATATAAACTTTAAAATCAGCAATAATCTTATCTTCCTCATATTTATAATCTATCTTATCCAAATCTATAGATTTAGGAATTTTAGGCAAATAAAAATCTTCAGACA